TCCATGCGCCAATCCTGCAGGTTCAGCACCTGCTGCCAGTGCTTTACGAAACCGTCGAATTGCTTTGCCTGCTCGTCGTTCGGTTTGTTTGGCATGACATGTTATTTACTGGGCCATCCCACGCAAATCAATGCGGTACGGCTCTTCGTCTTGCGACATAAGAAGACCCGCGGGGCTGGCGGCATAACGCAGCATTGCATCGACAGGAGAGGCAGCGTAATTGATCAACGGATCGGCGATATTCCGATACAGATTCTGAGCAGCCGGCGAGAGATAGGCTCTAGTCGCCAGCGCAGGCGTGGCGAGCGCCAACGTCGTGCCCAGAATCGGCTCGCCGGTAATCGCCGTGCCACCAGCCATCGCCGCGCCAACTTTGGCAGGCGTAGAGGTCAACAACCCCATCATGCCGGTACGCTCCGCGGTGCCAGATGTCGGGACCTTGGCCTTCAGGGCAGACTGCGCCACCTGCGCCAGATCGGTCAGCGTAGTGGCGGCCTCCTGGCCCAGAATCTTAGGCAGCGTCGTGGGCGATGCTTTCACATCTTTGATGACGTTACGGCCAAACTTAGTGATGTCAATCTCTCCGGTCGGGAACAGCGAAGACTGCTGAATGTCCGCCAGGATAGCTTGCGAAAGTGACTGTTTTTCGTCAGGTTTCAACAGCGGAATCACCTTGTCCGCGAAGCCGTCTTGGTTGTTCGTGACGTAGTTGATCGCAGTCTTATCGCTGGCAGACTCAATCTTTTTATTCAGATCCTTGGCGGCGCCATAGGAGCCGCGCAATTCCTTGAGCTTGGCAACCTGATCCTCAAGTCCTGCCTGCTTGAACGTCTCATCACGAGCATTGTCCAGCGCGTCGCGCAACGAGCGGAAAGCCTCGCCGATCTTGGTGCCTTTGTTTGCAAAAGCCAGATCGCCAAACAGCGCCCTCTGGTCTTGATAGTCAGATCCAGCGATGTAGCCCTTCTGTTGATGACCCAAGAATTCAAATTCAGGAATACCGCTATCAATTAGCTGTTTCCTAAAGTTGGCTTCCATTGCGCGATAGTTCGGATTGGTCGGCCCAATACCAGCTTGCTGCAGCGCACTATCGACCATCGTTTTCAATTCAGCGTTTGGCTTGCCAAAGTAAAACTGCTCAAAGCTCTCAAACAATGGGTCTTTCCGCAATGCCGGAGGAATTGAAGAAAGCAATTGACGCGCTTTCTCAATTGATTCGCGGAAACTCGGAACCTGATTCAAATCAATGTCCGACTGCGAAGCCACCTGACGGATCTGCGATCCAATGGTGTCGACGTTACGGCGAGCGGCAGCTTTAACGGCGCCAGCGCCAGAAGAAAACGCAGCGTCGGGCGCGGTAGGCATACCGCCAAATTGATCGGCGATCCGACGAATAATGTCTTCAGCAAAATCAGCCTGTGCGCCGTAGCGTTTTTGGAATTGGCCGGCAGACATCGGCAGCGTCGATGCAGTCGCCTCGAACAACTGCGCTATCTTGCCGGTTCCGGCTTGAGCAGGAGTTAGCGCGGTTTCGCCAACAAACCCAAGTTCTCGCGCCTTTTTGGCAATATCGGCGGCGCGTTGCTGCGCTCTGCCGCCAGGAGCCGCAACACTAGGCGCAACGCCAGGCGCGGTAGCGCCTCGAGGCTGTGCCATGCCTGCGCCGCCAACCACAGTCGAGGCGAGCATTGAGGCGGCAGTCTGTCCAAGAGGTCCAGCACCCTGAGCTGCCTCCGCGGCCGCGCGCCCAGCGGCTCCAGCGGGAGCGGCGACTGCTATCTGCGCCCCAGGGCGTGCGGCCAGTTGCTCGGCAATGGCGCGGCCCGTAGGCGTCACGGCCGTTTGCGCCATGCGCGCAAGGCCCGGAAGCGTTGCGGCAGTGCCGCCCAAAGCGCCGACGCCAGACTCGACTAGCTTTTGACCAGTCGTCTGCGCCTGCGGCACACCTAGCTGAGTCAGCAGGTTTTGAATGCCTTGCGATGGCGGCGTCACGCGAGGCATTTGGCGGCTGGTCATCTTTTCGGCGCCAGCCAGTGCGACGTTGGTGAGCGCCGTAAGTGCATCGGCAGCAGGCAATGCAAGACTGCCGGCAAGCATACCAACAGGTCCAAGCGGTGCGCCAAGACCTGCGCCAACCATAACAGGCGTCAGCCCTCGGGTTGCGGCGCCTATGTAGCTTCCTTCCGTCGCGGCCGGAGTCGCTGCAGCTGCTTGTGGCGGCTGTATCGAAAGAATTCTTGCAGCGGTGCCCGCGCCGTAAACCTCATCAAACTTCGCGGCAAGATCAGGCCGTTCGCGCAGCAGCGCGACATCTTTGGCGGTAGGTTTTTTGTCTGCCATAGCTTATTCTTCCCCGAAAGGATTTTTAGAGGGCACAAACTTGAATCCGCGAAGGCTTTTGTTGTTGGAGTAAAAGTAATTCTCCTGCTGTCGTGCGTAATCAGCCTGCTTTTTGCCAAGATCTTGAATGTCTTTAATCGCGGCAACTTTTGCGTCTTGCGAAACAGCAGGATTCGCCAGGTCACCGACGGCCTTGTCGTAGCGCTTGGCATCAGCATCAGATGTCGGTCCGCTAAATTTAGGAGTCTTCAGAGCAAGCTGCTGGGAGATGGTGGTGAGAGCATCATTCGCTGTTTTGGCTTCAGTTGTATAGCCAACAGCGCCCAGCACTCCTTTAACGCCAGATTCAATTCTTCCACCATAAGCCTGCGGAATAAGCGCCGCAGCGCGATTCGCCAAAGCAGCGCTGTCTTCTGCACTCTTAGCTTCTGCAGCAGTCCTTTGCACAACGTCAAATTCCTTCTTCTGCGCGTAAGAGAACTGCTCAGGCTTGGCGGCGTCAGCGTCTTTGCGAAGCTGAAGTAGCTGCGCTTGTATTCCTTGATTTTGCTCCGCGAGTCTGCGCATTGCTTCTTGATGCTGCTGTTGGCTTATCAGACCCTGCTCTCGCAGCATATTTGAAGTATTGCGTTGTTCTTCTAGTGCTTTTTGTGCTTGCGCAGAAGTTTGCGAACGCTGCACCAACTCGCCAAGAGTCTTAACGCGGTCATCAACTTTGTCAGGATCAAGCGTTCCGGCCTTAAAGCTGCTCTCGTACTGTCTTGCAATATTGCGAACAGGTTCAGGGATTGATGTGTCAGCAGCAAAAACAGCAAATGGATTTTCAACTGCCGCACCAGTGGTCGCGGCTGTCAAACCTGCGCGACGCAGATCAGGAACCAATTTGGCGATCTGCGAAAGGCTTTCCAGCGGGTTAGGCGACAGCAATGCAAGCGCTTGAAGCCGCTGGGGGTCAATTGCGATCTGGCGGGTCGCTGGCTTTACTTCGGCTCCAGGCAATAAAAAGCCCTGGTCGTCACGCACAACTCGTGCTTCTTGCCCGTAAATGGTTTGCTGCTCTGGCGTAGTAGTTACCTGGAAAGCTCCAGGCAACGCCTTGCGCATCTCTTCGCGCATTGTCCTGGCACGCTTTGCTTCGTCGAGCTTTTCTCGCGTCAGCATCTGCTGCAGTGCAGACTCAGTTCCGCGCTGCATCCCAGCCTGTCCAGCCGTAAAGGCCGAGCCAAGTGCTTGCCCGAGGCTCGTGCGCGTCGTGGACGGCCCCGCGGCCTGGAGCAGTGCTGCAGCGGCCGAGAGGCCAGACTGCCGCTGTATCGCAGCGCGCTGCTCCGGCGTCAGCAGATCCTCAAGGCCAGACAAGCCGCCGCCGAAAGTGCTGCCAAGAAGTCCGCCAATATCAAAAGACGTTGCCATGTTTCCCCCTTACAGCAGGCCAGCCAGTGCGCCCAGCGCAGCGCCAGGACCCGCGCCAAGGCCAACCAGGCCACCCAATTGCGCGCCGGCCAAGCCGCCGCCAAGAGCGCCAGCGGCACGGTTCTGATACAGCGGCGTCTGCTGAGTCATGCCCAGATTGGGCAGATTCAGGCTGATGCCAGCCTGAGAGATGCCAAGGCGCTCCAGGCCAATGTTGCGCAGCGCGTCCAGCTGCTGCTGCGTGAAGGCCTGACGGGCACCTCCCAGACCCATGACGTCCATCGCACCCTGGCGGCCGATCTGCCGCGCCTGCTGCGCAAGCTGGGCTGCTTGGCCGTAGCCTTGCTGGCGCAGATTGGCCGCAGCCGTGGCCGCCTGGCGCAAAGCGGCCGCATTGGTCAGCGACTGCTGCACGCCCTGACGGGAGCCGCCAAAGGCACGAGCGGCCGTGGCGCGCTGGGCCTCGGCGATCTGCCCCATGCGCCGCTGGTCCTCAATGTCCTGCAGGGTGTTTTGCACCACCTGCTGCTCGTAAGGATTTTGAAAGGCGGTGATCTCTTCGCCGGTGAAGGGCGTAAGGCCGAGGTTCGTAAGCTGCGCCTCGCCGGCCTGGTACAGCGGATTGAACCCGGCGAATTGCCGAGTCGGCAGCGCCGCCGCGACTTGCCGCGACTGCTGCAGGTTCTGCAGATACGCGGTTTTGATGTCGGGATCGATTTCGGTTTTTACGGTCTGGGTGCCGCCGCTGCTTCTAGACATTTTGAATGCTCCTATCCATTAATCCTTAACGAAAATTCCAGTCACAAAGAACTGGACATTTCGCCATGCAAAGGTCAGCGCCGTCTTAGGCGTCTTACGGGTGCCCGTGGCAAACGCCACATAGTCTCTGAATTCTTGATAGTGGTTCTTGGCTTTGCCTGCCTCAATGGCCTTGCGGCCATAGTAGCGATACCCGCGCCGGATGGCTTCGCCCCACCAAGTGCGGTGCAGGTTCTTCACGCACCACCTGACGGCCTGACGTTTCTCGTTTGGCGTGAATGCGCCATTTGCCACGGCGTGGGTGGCAATCACACAAGCGCTGCCACTTGTGCCGCTGCTGCTTGCGTCACCCATAGCAACGCCAACAGCGTCGGCGGCTGCGCTGGCTGCGGGGGCATCGGTAGCCGCCGCAGCAGCATCTGCAGCCGCTGCAGCAGATTCCAACGAATTCATGCTGACCATCCCCTGCCCCATTGCCTGCGAGGCATCCATTGCGCCGACATCGCCAACACCGCTGCCAACACCCATGCCACTCATGCCAACAGCGTCGGCAATCGCTAGGCCAGTCGTCGCTGGTCCTACTGCGTTGGTTCCAAACACATCCATGACCGGAACCAGAGAAGGATCCTGAGTGCCTATTAGGGAAGCCAGCAGGCCACCCGTAATTGAATTCATATCCGTGGCGACAGGATTAGCCGGGGCAAGCGAAGCATCGCCACCAAGGTAGGCACCACCCAACAAACCGGAGTAGTCACTCATTACGGCGCGAGGCGCGGTGCGCATATACAGGGTCGGGTCATAGCCGCCAGTAAATCCAGCGCCGAAAGGAGCAGCGCTGTAGTAGGGCTGCTCCTGCGCGAATTGCGCCATCAACTGCGAGTAGATGTCGCCTTCGCCGGTGTAGTACGGTAGTCGTGTTGCCACTTCAAAGCTCCTTGCTCACTACAAACCATTGTGGCTTGTAGCCTTCATCTTTCATAAAGGTTCTTTCCCAGCCTCTGCGGCCCGAGAAAGTTGACCTGCTGCAACCTTGACGCTTTGCCCAAGCCTCGACGTAAGGTCGCATGACTTTGAGTTCATCGAGGTCGCCGCCGGCCAGAAAGCAGTGAAGCTCTTTCAGTCGCGGATAGACAATGATCTCGGTAATTGCTGCGCAGTTCGGAGCCGGCCAAAACTGGAACCTGCCGTCTCGCACACCCTGCGCAATATCATCAATTCCGTGTGTCCCTCCAGAGTATTCTAACGCCGCCTCTAGGTATTTGGCGCATCGCTGGAACTCTTGTTCATCCATTAACGGCCACCCGCAGCAACCGCCTCCATCCGAGGCACGCCGACCCGCCAATCGTCCAGCGCCACCCCGGTGTATCGCACCTTAACCTGGCGGCCAGAAAAGCGCACATCCGTGGGCTGCGACGCCGTATACGGTCCGTAAGTCGTCTCGGTAGCCATCGGGTACTGACGCACCTTAAACGACACCTGGACTTCGCCAAGCGTCTGCTCGTCCGGCACCAACTGGCGCACGCTCATCGTCTGGTCGCCATTACCCAGCTCGACCGGCCCGGACTCGGCAAAAGGCACCGCCGAATCGTAGGCGTAGCCCACCTCGTGCTCGTAGATGTATCCGTCAGAAGACACCATAAGTGGGTTAACGAACACACCGCGGTCGGTGCCAGCAGTACGCGCCAAATCTCCAATCGCCCAATGGTTCTCGCGGTAGTTATATACAACATAAGAATCATTTTCCGTCGCGGAGGCAGACGGGTAGAACCACCAGATCTCGCCGTACTTGGAATTATTGACAGCGTAGATCTTGCTGGCCTGCGCGTAGTTGATGTCCTGGAATACAAAATCTGACACGTCGCACGGTAGCGGCTTGACGTATCCGTCATAAATCCAGAAGCCGGAGCGCGACATCCAGATCGCGGCCGTCTCAATCGCCGCCACGGATTGCGATGAAATCACCCCGCAGGCCGAGCCGACCTTCTCAAACGAGTACACATAGGGTAAACCCACATAGGTCGCCGTATGTACATCCACGTCAGTAAAGATGATGGACAGGCCGCGAATGCGTTTGCCGCACTTGATGTCCCCGACAGTCGTTAGCTCGAAGTCGCCGGCCTGGTTATCCGCTGCCGGCGTCCAGACGGTATTGTCTTCCTGATCGCACCACTGAACCTTACGGGTATTGCCACCCGCGCCCAGAGCGAACACGAACCTCTCCGACGTGGTCATTACCGCTTCGTTGCCCGTGGGCGCGTTCGTGATCGCAGCGGCCAGCGTGGGCGTGGAAAAGCCTAGCTGCCACTCGTAGAGCTTGCCGTCAGACGTGGAGCAGCCCACCAGATACTCGCCCCAGGTGTCCAGGCTCCAGGTGGTGGCAGGTGTCGCGCTACCAGTATCAGGACGAGCCACACCATAAGAATACGAGCCGTAAGGGCCGTATCCATAGCCTACCTTTAGCACCCCATCAGCAGCGCCGGCAGTGAATCCTGACGGCGTGATGTCTTTGAGCGTTCCAGCCTCGTTCATTGCGTACAGCTTGGAGTGCGTACCGGCAGCGATCCAGCGATTTCCGCTGTTGTCGCGCCAGTTCAGAAAGCCGCGGCAGGCGCCAGTCATCTGGGAATTGGAACGCTTGCGCCATCCGCCAACGGGGCGCATGGTGCCCTCGTACCAGCGCACAAGAGAAGCGTCGTAATAACGGCCGGCCGACTGATACTCGGTGCCGTTACGGTAGACGCCTGGCGGGATCTGCAGCTTGATGTAAGGCATGGTCAGGCCGATCTGTTAGAGACAAAGGTAACAGTCATAATGATAGACGGAGTGGCCGGGATTGCGGGCGTCGA